ATGGTATTAACATGGCTAATACGAAAAAGGAACATTACTTTGAAGTTTTGCGTAAGCATAACGTATCAAAGCATATGGAACAAAAAGGGCAGTTCAACTATCTTAGTTGGGCATACGCCGTAGAAGAGTTAAGGAAACTAAAACCTGATGCAACATGGAGAGTTGTAAAAGATGAGAATGGATATCCATACACATCAACTCCAGCAGGGCATTTTGTAGAGGTAGAGGTTACAGTTGATGATATATCATTATCACAAATACACCCCGTCCTTGACCATAGGAATCAAACACTTGAGCAACCAAATGCTTTCCAGATAAACACATCAATTCAAAGATGTTTGGCAAAAGCAATTGCATTGCATGGGTTGGGTCTGTATATATTTCGAGGTGAGGATTTACCCGAAGCTGACTCATTGAATGGTAAACAACTTAAAGAGATAGATTCTCTCTTAAGGCAAATTGAGGATGATGCATTTACAGAACTTGTAAATAGTAGGATAGATTCAAACTCAATCAATCAAGGCAACTTTAGCACGGCTGTTGCTAAATTAGAAAGTAAACTAAATAGCATAAAGGAAGTAACAAATGAGTAACGTAGAAGACGTATTCAGTGATGATGATTTTTTCGCTGAAACAACAACAAAAATAGCAAAGGCACCAGTAAAAACTCCAAAACCTAAATGGATTCCATTTGCTGATGGGGAGTATTTTGGTCATATCTCAAAGGTAACTACTCGTGAGGTTGATACGCATAAGAAAGCCCATAGGGCAGTGGTGTATAACTTTGAAGTAAGGATTGCTGATGAGAACTCAGTAAACAACTACACTTATCCATGGGGAAATACAACCTATGATACAGGTGGAGAAGAGTATGTTGGAAAGACAATCCGTGCAAGAGGAGTATTCAGATACCTTGTCCCTAAAGATGGTGATACATTCAAAGCTAATCCTGAAGGGAATAAGTCATTTACATATTTCTGTGATGCATTGCAGATTGAGCTACCCTCTAAGCCCAAAACAATCGATGGTGTAGAGGTTGTTGTGAAGTCACTACCAACCCTTACGGATGCTGATTTGCTTGGTAAGCCTGTTATTGCAGTTGTTGGTGAAGGCAGTAAGTACACCAATAAAAATGGTAAAGAGGTTACACCAAAAGAAGTTAAGTTTGTAAAGGCTTGGAGAGATGGTGAAGTAAAGGAGATAGAGGCTGATGCTGATATTCCGTTTTAGAAGATTAGCTGTAAGATGTTTGCTTTTTTTAGGAGTAAGTATTCCTAATATTTGCAAGATTACAGGTTACAGTAAGGTTACTGTTTACAAGATAAGGAAAGATAGTAAAAAGAACCTTGCTTAAATAATTACCCAAAAGAGCCACAGGCACAAGTGATTTTAATATTGCTTACCACATTAGATAACTAGAGCAGGAGTGCTCCGTAATGTTGTCGCACATTAACATTGCAAGGCTGTAAGTTGCTTGTAAAAAACTACAACAAGTCCTGTGGCTATGGGTATACAAGGGTATACTATACCCTAATAGGAGAAGAATTGAAAAAAGAAAGAGAAGATAAGTGGGATTTAATGAGCATGTTTACACCTATTGAGGTTTGGTTACTCATTATAGCAACTATTGTAATGATGAGTGTCCTTTACTCTTTAGTAAACCTTTTCTAGTTTTATGTCACAGAATGGCAAGGGTGATAAGCAAAGAGTAAGATGGTCTAAAGAGTTTGAAGAAAGGTTTAATGCTATCTTTAAGAAAGGTAAGCATGATAAGCAAGGTAAGAAAAAAGACTTAGATAAATGATATAGAATATTTAAATTATGGGACGATTATGATAACGAATCAGGAATCAAGGTATTGGATACTAGGATATCCAAGAGATACTAAGTATGAAAAGGAAAGAAAGCGACAGAGGGATGAGCGTAAAAAGGAATATAATACACTTTATAAATGCACAAAGTGTAGCAAGGTATGGGAGCAGTTCTATTCCTATAAAGGGAAAAAGATAATAACCTATAACCATATGCCATCTTACGGATTAAACAGACAAGATTGTAAACAATGTGAAGGAGAAAGTAATGGGTAGAGCCATAGACATGGAAAATGATATTCAAAAAATGAAACAAAGAATTGAAAGGATTGAGCCAGCTCTTGAAAAGATAATCAATTGGATTTCAGAACAGGAGGCTAAGGTTGATAACAAGAAGCAATATAAAAGTACGACAACTAAGAAGTCAACCAAAGCAACAAAGGCAGTGTCAGATGTGCAAGAAAGTGACGACAACTAAACCATATGAGTTAACCCTTGTTTCCTTTACAGGGCTTGATGATACTGTAATGGAGGTTTGTAGGAAGTGTGCATATAAAGAGTCATATGGAACAAAAGGAATGTCAAAGGCTATGAAGGAGAGTCAGATTGAAAAAGAAACCGACTAAAAAAGATATTGAAACAGTAGTATCAAATCTTATAAGGCATCTACAGGTTCTAGAGCAAAAGGTAGATGCACTTGATAATGTATTTGGTACATACATTACGTACAAAAAAGAAGAAAAGGGCTTTCAGAAATATATAAAAAAGCAGATTGATTTAGAAGCTGATGGTAGAGATAAGTAAGGAATTAGGATATGTGTATTTCACCTCAACAGGTGATATATATGCAAAACGGAGTGAGGCTGAGATGCGTCAAGCAGAGATTAACTATACTAAAGAATCAAGAGAAATGATAGAAAGGAGGCTTCTTGTGGATGCAGAGAAAATACTGGAAATACTGAATGAACGAGGATGGGGTGTTTATTATAAAACAAACCCAATTCATGTTCTTGGTGTACAAGGAGGTGAGCCACCTATCTTCTCCGTCAATGTTGTGAGCGATGATATATTTTTGAATGTGCTTGCAGGCAATGACAAAGGAGATGATAAATGGCATTCAGAGACAGATTCAACTCAGTAGAAGAGTATGATGATTGGCTATTGGCTTTCTATGAAGAAAGAATAATTACATTCATGGACGGCATTGGAGAGTTTACAGAGTATGGAACGATGATATCCCCGACCCTAATAAAAAATACAATGGATAGATACATCAAATTATTGGAAGATAAATATGTTATTGATAGGAAACTGTCTTGATAAATTAAGAGAATTAGAGGAGGGGTCAGTACAGTCTTGCGTAACCTCGCCCCCTTATTGGGGTCTAAGAGACTATGGTGATACTGACCAACTTGGACAAGAAGACCACCCTGAAGAGTTCGTAAAGAATTTAACAGAAATCTTTATGGAGGTGCATCGTGTACTCAAAGATGATGGGACGTTATGGCTCAATATCGGAGATACATATTTTGGTGCAAAGGGTGGTCATTGGGATGGTGGAAATTCAATACATAATGATGAATCGGGAGTCAAGTTCAGGGAGAATAGAAAAGCTCCCCCTAAGCACCCATATTTGAAGACCAAAGACCTATCAGGTGTTCCTTGGATGTTGGCATTATCATTGCAAAAAAGAGGATGGTATTTAAGGCAAGATATTATATGGCACAAGCCTAATCCAATTCCTGAAGCTGTAAATGATAGGTGTGCTAAATCACATGAGCATATATTCTTGCTCACAAAGAAACCTAAGTATAAATTTAATGCTAAAGCTATAGCTGAACCTACAAGGCGAAGAACTGATGTATGGACAATTAATACAGCATCTTTTAGTGGGGCACATTTTGCAGTATTCCCACAAGAGATACCTAAGATGTGCATAGAAGCAGGTACGGATAAAGGAGATGTTGTACTTGACCCTTTTATGGGAAGTGGAACAACTGCCTACGTAGCTCAAAGATTAGGACGTAAATGGATTGGTGTGGAACTAAACCCTGAGTATGCAAAAATAATTAAAAATAGGGTAGCACAGAGAGAGTTATTTTGAGTAAGTGGAAATATAATCCTAATGACAAGATAAGGAAAAGAAAAAATAGGATGGTAGTAAGACATAAAATTACTGAAATCAAGATGAGTAATTTTTGTCAAAGATGTGGTATTGAAGACTCTGAGCACCCTGAGATATTTGATTTTGACCACCAATATAATAAAAGAGAATGTGTTTCAAATCTAATACAACAAGCAGCCTTATGGTATCGGGTTTGGGAAGAAATAAAAAAATGTATTATTCTTTGTGCTAATTGCCATAGAATTAAAACTGCGAGTGATAGGGCTAATAATATAACCCTTGAAGTAATAGAGAGCAATCAAACGGAGTTATTTTGAGCAGAAGAACAAAAATATATAAGAATAAGCTGAAGCGTGAAAAAAGAAAAGCAATGGAAATGCTTAAGAACAGGCTCAGTGGTAAAGCAAGAAGAATTGAAAGATTGAAGAATAAAATAAAGAGAACTCCTCATCTTGAAGAATGGTCAGAAAAAAAGATGCAAGAATCAAGAGAACGGAGACATAAGCCAACAATTAAATGTAAAGTAGGCTTTGAATATAAGAAGGATAAGTAATGGATATAGCGAATGGACATAATAAAATGAAACAAGAGGAGATGGATGATATTGTGAATCATCCAAAGCACTATACTACAGGAGCAATTGAATGTATTGATTACATCAATGCCTGTGAATTTGATTATCTTGAAGGCAACATCGTGAAGTATGTCACAAGATATAAACATAAAAACGGAGTCGTGGACTTACGTAAGGCAGAGTTTTACTTACGTATGCTAATTGAAAGGGAGTTAAATGGAATCGGAGATGAGACTTGAGAACATTGTTCTTGGTCAAGCAGTAAATAACCCAGAAGATTTTGATGAACTTGCACAATACGTCCCCAATGGGGATGTTTTTGTTCAGGGTAGAGCAAGACGTTTATGGGAAAAGGTTGGTGGTATGCTTAGAGAGGATAAGCCTATAAGTCTTATCACAGTAACATCAGCATTAACATCATATGATAACGAGAAAGGTGTAACATCATCATATGTAGTGGATACAACCACAGCAGCAGCTTGTTCTACAGGAATAAAAGATATGACTCATGCAAAGCTAATGTATGAGAAGTATATGTTAAGAAGAGTTTTAGGAGAGGCTCAAAAAATTGAATCTCTTGCAAGAAATAATTCAGGAAAGGTTTATGATGCAATTGAAGATGCACATAGACACCTTGGACAAATATTAGAATTAAAGCCTGATGAGAACTTTTCTATTGATAAAGAACTGCTTTCTGCCATAAGTTCTATCACTGACAAAGAGTCACTTTTGATTAAGACAGGCTACGATGGTTTAGATGCCTTCGCAGGTGGATTAACAAAAGGAGAAATTACAATTATTGGGGGTCGCCCAGGT